AAAGCGCATTGGGCGAGCAAAAAGAAAGTTGCTATCCTTGATATGATGAAAGAAATTTGGTGCAAATAAAAATCAGAGGACAACGCCAAAGCGCGTCGTCCTCTTTGGTGCATTTTAGAAAGGCGGTCAGCGGTATGACGGTGAAGGAATTAAACAGCGTCCGCGAATTGAATAAACAGATACGCGAACTTGAGCGGCATTTGGTGGCGTTGCGAATCAGTGTGGAAAATATTACGCCAATTCTTGACGGCTTGCCGCATTCAACCGACGTTAAATCCCGTGTCGAAAAACTTGCTTTAGATATAGTCGACGACGAAAAGCAACTTGCCACACTCCGCGAGCAACTGCCACACGTCAAGATTAACCTTGTCAATCTAATCATGCGTGAGGCAGACAACCCTACACTGCAGACGCTTTTAATCCTGCGCTATGTCGCGTGCTGTTCTTTTAAGGAAACGGCGCGGCGCATGAAATTTACCCTCCGCCACGTCTACAGGATACACGAAAAATTTTTTAAAATGTCACCTGCTTGCACCCTTGCGGCAAAAATGGAAAGCTAATATAATCACACTAGCAAATTACGCGGACAACCGCTTGACATAAAAAAACCGCCCCGATTAACCGAGGCGGTTTTAACGTTGCTCTTATCGCAATTACTTTAGTAGCCACCACAAATTATCCCATTCACGGGGAACGAAGAATCCGTAGCGAGTTAATTTGCCGTCGGTGTGTGCGCAGAAGTCTTCGCCGAGCCGCTCATAGTCAAAATAGCCGGCGATTCCGTCGGGAATATCGCCTTCCATTTCTTTTACTATTGCTTTCCCCAGACGCCGATAACTGTCGGCGTCAAAAAATGTGTACTGTCCGCTTTGGATTGCTTTTTTAGCGTTGTCTTCGTCCATACCGTAAGCAAGCGCGGCGGCTAACGGCTTCAACAGGCTTACTCCGCCACAAGCGTCAATAATTGACGCAAGGTGACGGGTTTCCTCGCCGCTGAGAACGGTGTTGTCGTCGAAAGTGTGCGCAAGCAAAGTTTTTAGTGTAGTCATGATAATCTCTCCTTAAAAGCTTTATATCATTACCATTAATACGCAAGAAAGTTTTGACTTCCTGCGATACCCGCATTGTGCGGGTATTTCGGGCGGTTGTCAACCGCCCCTCGTCAGGCAGGATTAAGTTCAGATTGAAACGCCCAATGCGGCAAGTTCGCGGGTAACGTCTGCCAATTCGTTTTCACAATGCGAATAAGGAGTTCCGTCTTCTTCCATTAACTCAACTGCGCATTCTAACAAATAACGTTTGTCGTTCCATTTTTCCATTTTCTGTTCCATGCGGCGCAAATTTTTAATGACGCGGCGGGTGCATTCGTGGTAGACGCCATAATCTTCGTCGTCATTGTCTTTTTCATAAACAGTGAGCCCGCTACTTTCTACGACGTCAGCCGACAAAAAACCGCGCCGATATTCTTCCTCAAAGGCGAAGAGTAAAGATACCATGTCTCCGCGAATGTTGACTTTGTGCAAAGACAATTCCCATTCGTACTTGTCATACCATTCGTTATAGCGGCGTTCGGCGTTCTCCATAGCTTTTTCTAACTGCTTGCGTGTTTTCATTTTGAAAACTCCTTTCCTTTTTAGCCGGTTAAGGCTTTAGCCTACCTATTGTCTGTCACTCAATAGGCAGGATAAAAACTTAGCCGAGTTAAGCAACTTTTGTTGATTCGGTATGAAATTTAATCGCGTCCAAAGGTCCAATAACCGCAACGGAAATTCCACCGCGGATTATGACGGCGCGTTCGCTCAATTCTAAGGTAATTGAGCTGTCGTCAAGCCGAGCAAGTGTTTCGAGCAACCAATCGACGTTAAGTCTTGCAAGCGCAAGATATTCGCCGGTGATTTTAACGTCAAATGTGCGACTTACTTTGCCGACTTTTGCTTTTTCTGCACTAATCACAACGGCGGTTTTATCAAACTCCAGATTAACGGTGTTGTGGTCGTCTGCAAACGGTTTGCAAAATTTGAGTGCCGAGATTATTTCGTCGGCGCACATTTCGACGCTCATTACCGGTTCGCGTGAAAGAACTTTTGAGAAATTCGGGAACTTGCCCGATTGACATTTCGCGGTAACTTTCCAGTCATCAAACGAAATTTCGACGCTCATGTCTCCCAGATTAAAAGTTAATGCGACGGCATTGTCATTGTCGTTAAGCAACGGCATAACAAATTTCAACGCCGGCGCGGGGATATTGCATTCAAAATAGCCGCTGTCAAGCTTTGAAACAGCTTGCGCGAGCCGGTATTCGTCCGTTGCCGTCAAAATCAATTCTCCGCCAACGGATTTAAAATTAACGGTTTTAAATATTATTGGACGAAAATTATTTTTAGACGCGGCGTACAGCGTTTTTTTGAGCAACGTTTTTAATTCGCGCTGTGGTATTGTGACAAAAACTTTTTCTCCGCCAATGCTAAATTTAAGTTGTTCGGGTTGCTGTGTGGCTTTTTTTAGTAAATCTAAAACCGAATCCTCACCGCGTATCGTCAATACGTCATCTGCAACGCTGATAGTGTAGCGGGCGTCGCTCAGCAATGCCTTGAGCATTTTTGCACTTTTAGCACAAAGCTTCAACTCGCCGCAATAATCAACGGTTACACCTTCGGTAATTTTTATCTGCGCCGTGAATTCTTCGTTCTGCGCTTTAACCACAATAAACGTTGCATAAGCAGTCAAATCAATCGCCGCGCCTTTAAATTTTGCGAGTGCCTCAGCCAAAATATCGCCGTCAATGCTGAACTTCATCTTCTCATGTGCTATTGCCAGTCTGGAATAAGGCTCCGCCGATTCGATTTTTGCCGTTGTGGTTGCAATTTCTGTAGTTGCCATTTTTAAAACTCCCTTCAAATTACCCTGTTAATAATTCGCCATAAAGGCTTTGTGCTAGGCATTCCCTGTCACGAAATGCCCAGAATCAAAACCTTTACTGCTCAAAATTTATGCCGTCATGTTTTCGGCGAGAATGTCTGCTTCGTCAATTTCGTTCATGTCAACTGCTTGCTTTTCGAGCTTGATAATCTCCCGCGTTTGACGAGCAAGCCGCCGTTTGATTTTGTCGCGTTGTGCACACAATCTCTCAATTTGCATTTGCAGTTTTGCCAGATTGTTTGCATTAGCGAGCCGAACGTCGACAGCGTATCTACGAAACGCGAAGTCAAGCAGGTTAGTTGTTTCGTCCAATTTCGCTTGCGTTTGCTTAGTTTTGGCTTGCAGTTCCGTAAGTTTTGTTGCGGCAATGGTTGCCAGCATAAATTTTTCCGTCATCGTCATTTTTAAAATCCCCTTTCAAATTCCATTGATAGCGGCTTCCCGCGACTGCCCACAAAACCGCAGGCAGTTTCGACGGCTAGCCAAGCCGTCATCATCAGGCAGGATTTATTCTCTGGTGTAACCAATGTACAGATAATAACCACCACTGCATTTACGCGAAAAACTGAAAATAACGAGATATTTTCTTTCTCCTAAAATGTGTTGTTGGGTTACGTGTGCAACTTGATATTTTCTGTGTCGTTTTTCAAAGCGAATGTCGCAACCTTCATCGAAAATCTCTTCGATTTTTTCACGGACGCTTTCTTCGCTTTTGTTACTAACAAAAAAATCAAAAAATGTAGTGTCATTAGTCATTTTGAAAACTCCTTCCCTTTTTAGCCCAAAGGCTTTAGGCAACGTTCCGACACAATCCGCCGGAACGCTGAATTAAAACCTTTACTGCTCAATTTTTTTTGCGCTGTTCGTATTTGTGGCTTTCATATGCACAAACGCAAAGCGTCGTTAACGCTCCTGCCGCCAATAACGGCAAAATAAACGTCGTTATCGCGATAAACGTTGATACTGTCATTTTTGCTCACTCCTTAGTAGCAACCACGAACACAATCCCACTTTTCCGCAAAGTAATCGTCAACAGCGCGGCGGGCGTCGTTCGTCAAGTAATATTCCGCCGGTTCTTCGCCAAACCAAGTGCCCATAATGCAACCGTTATTTGTGTCAAGCTGGATAGCAGGTCCGCCACAAGCAAGCAAGATTTTTGCCCCGCGATATTCAAGGCGAGCACTTACAACAAAATCAATGTCCAAGACGTCTTCAAAGTATTTTTCAAGCCTTGAGTAAACGTCGTCGTAATTTTCGGCGTCGTCTTCGTCAACGTAATCATTAAAGAATTCTTCGCCGCCGCTTACTGCCGATTCAATTGTTGCGGCGTAGCTTTTAACGTCGCTTTTCAACTGTTCGCGTGCTGTCATTTTAAAAATCCCCTTTCAAATTCCATTTTTTGACTTCCCAATATTCCCCACAATTACGCGGGGAATTTCGGCAGGTAGTCAATCTGCCTCGTCAGTTGGGATTAATGCAATGCGTCATACAATTCGTTTTCAGCGTCCCAAGCGTCGAGTATTGCACATTCCAATCTTTCAATTTTGCGCCATTCGCGGTCGGTAATTTCGCGCCATTCCGTATAACCAAAGCCGCTATCGTAAGTTTTGACGTAAAACGTGTCATGCCCGCCTCCACAGCGGCTAGCCCTAGATGTTAAAAATTGCGTGTCACGAATACATTCGTCAATTTTAACAACGAAAAACGGGCTATTGTCTGGGATAACATGAAATTTTTTGCCGTTAACGTAGTTGCAGTATTCGTCAACGATTCGTTTTGTGCGAGCGTTCGCTTTATCAAAGCGACGTTGCAAATTAGCGCGTTTTTGTTCTGTCATTTTTAAAATCCCCTTTCCGTGTTGAGTATTACCACTCAGGGACGAGCACCCATTGCGGGGCAAGTGCCAAAAGAAATAACTTTCGAACCTATAAGATTTTTTGATACTTGCACGCAACCGGTGCGCGTAGTCTCAACGGTAATTTGCAGGATTAGGAGTTTTTAGGAATCAACGCTCTAATCCGCTCAGTCGGTAGCGTAACTCAACTTGCCGACTTAAGCCGATTAGCCGTTGCACCTTTTGCCTTACCGGAAGTCTCTACTCTATCAGCACTATTGGTTTTACGTGACATAATCACGCTGATTTTTGAAACCTTCCGATATTAGATTTTCAAGGAGTTTTTCTGCCTTGCTGGTTATTGCACTTTGCAATTCCCCCTGCCACTTTCAAGCAGTCCCGCTTGTCGTCCTTTGTATTCACTAATTCGCGACAATCGGTAGACGTTTTTAGTTTTCAAGGATTCAGCGTCCCTGCTAGTTGCTTATGCCGTTATCCTTAACGGGCAAGCCCAATATACACCCGTTAACGGCATATGTCAAGCCCTTTGCAAAAAAATTTTTTCTTGAGATAAAAAACCGCATTATAACGCCGTTTTTCTTGCGTTTTTTGCCGTTAATGGTATAATTTGCGGTAAAGGGGGAATTAAAAATGTCTAGGACCGACGGAGAAAAAATTTCTCGCCAAAAGTACGAAAGCAAAGCTTATGACCAGATTTTAATCAAAGTAAAAAAAGGCAAGCGCGAAGAATATCGGCAATCGGCAGAATTAATCGGGTTAGGGCAAATGGAAATGATTAGGCGTGCTATCGAAGAATTTATAGCGAATCACGCGGGAGAAAAATTGCCTGCTGCTAAGCCCGAAGAGAAATTGACGGCGGACGAGAAAAAGCTTGTCGAAGAATTTTGCCGGTTGCCTGTCGACGCCCAAAAGTATTTGCTGAAATTCGTTAGAGCGATTAACTGTAGCAAAGACGATGCCGAATCAGATAACTAAAACGACGTCGACGCCGAATCAGATAACTAAAATAACCCTTCCGATTTTGGAAGGGTTATTTGTTAGGGGGTGATGATTTATGCCTAAAACTGACGGATTAACTATCAAACAAAAGAGATTTATTGATTATTATATCCAATCTGCTAACGCGGCAGATTCAGCTCGCAAAGCTGGTTATTCCGCCAAAAGCGCAAGATATGTTGGGTTGGAACTTTTGGCAAAACCCAACATTCAAGCCGCTATCCGGTCACGATTGGCAGAGCTGGACAGTGAGCGCACTGCGGATACCAAAGAGATATTAGAGTATCTAACAGCTGTTATGCGGGGTGACGCGCAGGAAGAAGTTGTCGTCAATGTTGGTACCGGTAAAGGATACACCAAAGCGGAGAAGGTGACAGCGCAGGTTGGAGCCAAAGAACGTATCAAAGCCGCAGAACTGCTTGCTAAGGTGCACGGCATGTTCGTCAGCAAGAGTGAGCTTGAGATTAGCGGCACGGTTCCTGTGGTGATTCGTGACGACATTTGACGCGCTGAAACATATGGAAACCGACACCCACTACATGGACTTGAAAAATCCGTGCCATATATTGTTACCCTAAAAAATACAGGAAGTAAAAATTTAATGCGAAGGGCGAAAATATGGAAAGCAAAGTTTCGATAAAGGAAGCAGTTGGCGGCGGCTACGATGAATTTTGGCGAAGCAAGAAAAGGTACGTGGTGTGCAAAGGCTCGCGTGCCAGTAAAAAATCTACGACAGCCGCGCTGAAATTGATAGTACGATTAATGCAAATGCCGCTGGCGAATGCGCTGGTAGTAAGGCAAACGGCGGCAACGCTGTCGAATTCGTGTTATGCGCAGTTGAAGTGGGCGATAAATCGTCTGGGCGTGGAAAAGTTTTGGAAAGCCACAGTGAATCCTTTGCAGTTGGTGTACTTGCCTACAGGACAAAAGATAATTTTTCGCGGTTGTGATGACGCCTTGAAGATAACGTCGATAGCGGTGGAGCGCGGGCATTTGTGTTTCGTGTGGGGCGAAGAGTTTTACGAGTGTTCCGAAGAAGATTTCAACCGCATAGATGAATCATTGCGCGGGCAACTGCCTGAAGGATACTATATTCAGTGGCTGATAACGTTTAATCCATGGAGTTCAAGTTCATGGTTAAAGGCGCGGTTTTTTGATAATCCGAGCGAAAACGTTTTGGCAATAACGACAACATACAGGTGCAACGAATTTTTATCGGCTGAAGACAGGGAATTATACGCGGAAGTGGAGCGAACGGACCCTGAGAGAGCAAAAGTCACGTGTTTTGGCGAATGGGGAATTGAGAGCGGGCAATATTTCAGTATGTGGCGGGAAAGTTTGCACGTAGTCAAGCCGTTCGAGATACCGCGCGATTGGGTAAAGTTTCGAGCAATGGACTGGGGCATATCGCGCCCTTATGCGGTGCTTTGGTTTGCTGTGGACTACGACGGCGATTTGTACGTTTATCGGGAGCTTTACGGCTGGGGCGGCAAGCCAAATGTCGGAACAGGCGAAACGGCGAGGCAGGTAGGCGAGAAGATAACCGAATTGGAAAAAGCAAGCGAAGATTTACGCTATGGGGTGCTTGATTCGGCTTGCTGGGCTAGGACAGGTGTAACGGGACCTACAATCAGCGAGGAAATTAATCGCGTGTTGGTTGACAAAGGATTGGTACCTTTCACAGCGTCAAGCAAGGGCAGACTGGAAGGTGCGAATGCCTTCAAGCAACGGCTGATAGGCAACGCGCTGGAAGACGGCACATACAAGCCGGCGATAAAATTTTTCAGCACGTGTATTCATTGCCTACGAACAATTCCGATGATAGGGCACGATAAACACAAGCCCGAATTGCCCGATACAAAC